GTAACATTCAAAGGCGTTACGTCAGTTTGCGGAACGCGAACCGTTGCAGTGCCTTTACCAATTTTAGGGAACTTAACCGTGTTGCCCTGGACGTTCGTTCGAGACCGCATCGTCCCACGAAGAACCGACTCGGCCTGATACGCCTGTTTAACCTCTGATTCGAAGAGGGTAACAAACGCAGTCGTTACATTCTGTGCCATGACAGAACCTCCATAAAGTAAGTTTGATTAGTCGCTACCGTTAGCCGAAGATCGGGCGGTTACTTGTGGAGTATGTCTCCACCACCAACGGACTCACCGTATAGAAGGGCCGCGAGCGCGGTTAGCCATCAGGCACAATCTTAACGAAAACTCAAGTATTAATACAATACTTTTTGTTACTGCGCTTGCGCGGTCATCCACTGCCGTTCGATTTTAGTCCTCCAGGCGGTATCAGTTGTCCATCGAGGATCAGAAATTGCAGCTTCCAAATCCTCCCTGGTCATCTCTGGTGCGCTTGGTGCAGACTGAATCGGGATGTTCTCGTTAGTAATGGCTTGGTGATATTTCAGGAATGCGTTGATCGCATCGGCGCTGTTCAAACTCATCGCCATTGCTTCTCGCTCATTGTTAGTGAGCGGCGCCTTGAGCAATAAACGCTCAGCCATTTGGATCTTTTCCTGAGCACGTTCGCCCAGCTTATTCATTTCCTCCTGGTGATTAATCTCCGCAATCTCTTGCTCTTGCTGCGCTGTGCCCAAGACAGACTGAGCAAGGTCTTCAAACGCTTTCTGGCTAATTCCGTTGTCCTTCGCCCAGGCTTTGTAGATATCCATGACTTCATCATCTGCATAAAGTCCTGCATCTTCGAGGCTAGAAAGGTCATATTCATCTGGGGCTTTGTGTTTGCCTTGCTTAAACTGCTTTTCAAGTTCAGCATAAGATTTAGCCAGCTTCTCAACATCCGGCCCATCTTCATCCCAGAATTTTTCAGGGTAATAGTCAGGCCGTTCGAGCGGAGTGTCCTCTTCATCAGCCACCATTGGTTCTGAATCTTCATGCAACGGTATTGGAGCCTCTTGTGCTGGCTCTTCAGACTCTGCTTGAGATACGTTAAGTAATGTCGGCTCAGTCGCCTCATTTGTTGCTTCATTAGTTGATACTGCTTCATTAGCCATTGTCGCTCCTTGCTACTCGTTTTTCGATCATACGAACTATCTCAGCCATCCCCGTCCTAACGTATCCATAGCTTGGATCTTCGCCAGGCGTCCAAGATGGCTGTTCGATTGTCAATGTTCTTAGATGATGGAGAACCTTTTGGCCCTCTTCACTCTTAAACACCCTGCCATATAGTATATCGATATCGCTGGCTTTGGGTGTTTCATAAAATGCTTCGCTCAACCCTTCCCATCCATCGCTCATTGAATAGCGGCCTCCATTGCTCCCCCGTCATTAACTTGCTGTGGTATTCCAGCAGCCTCTTGCTGCATCATCATCATCTGTTGCATAAACATCATTTGCTCTTCAGGTGTGCTGAGTAGATTCTGATCGATACCGAATCGCTCCGCGATGAACTCAAGTACCCTGGGCACTGATATCGTGGCCTGGCCTTGCGGTCCCATCTGATTAGCGATCTGCATATATTGAACCAGGTCATTAATCTCCTGGAGCTTTTGAGCTTGTGCAAGCGGAGATACCGGAACAACCTTAACCTCGACGCCATTCACCTTGAGCGGCAGATCGATCAAGCCTTGTTGATCCATAACAAACAAGATACGGCTAACAATCGGAACCATTGTTTCAGTAATCAATCGTCCAAATGCTGCGCCCAGATTAGTTGCCAGCTCTCGAGTACGCTCGGCGACCTCAGTGGCAGATCTAGCACTCATATTATCTGGCGGCAATGTGTCATCCATCAGGATCTTTTTGATATTCATCCTGAGATCGTTGATCACAATCTGGCTTGTATTGAAGTCACCAGCTCTCGGCAAAGGTGCAAGCGAAGCGCCCTGGGCGCCACCGTTTCTCGCAACCGCGATCACGGCCCCTGGCTGAATCTTGATATTTTGTGGATTCAATACGCCATCATCGGCAGCAGTATAAACGCCAGCGATTGATAGAGACGCATTCTTGAGCACTAATTCGAGCGTCTTGTTCAGCGTCTTAACATCGCTGATCGCTGTGACTAATGGGCCGCGGCCATAAACTTCGCCCGCGACTTTCATGTATCGTGCGACAACAAACGGGCTAGACCGCATCTCACGATAAACGAGCTCTTGCCGTTTCTCTTTCCAAATAACGTGATAATGGTATCGGCCTGTTTCGTTATCGAAGATGATCGCGTCCATCAGATCCAGGTCTTTCTCTGGATTGCGACTGATTGCATCTTCCAGGTCCGGCGTCATCTGTGCATCAGGGAACTCGCGCTGAATGGCCTCAGCCTTGACGCGGAGCTTGCGGTAAACATTCGAGACATTCCCGTATGTGCCTTCCTCGATTGCAACAAGATACTGAGGAATAGCAGTAAATCGGATTGGCGTAGCTTCATCGCCAGGCGTGATCATCATCACACCAGTACCGACAGCCATATCTAACAAGAACTCACCCATTGCTAGGTCAAAATTCGACTGACGAATCGCATCAAACATCCTGACGTTATAATTATCTAGGACAGCTTGCGCTTGTGTTCGTTGCTGTTGAGGAATACCAGTACCGGCTTCTAGTCGACACCATTGCTTGTAAGGGGGAAAGAGACCGGCCTGGAGTCTATTAGCAAATCTTTGAGTTGCATGGATAGCAGTCGAGTCAAATACCCGCGCCATTTTGGATTGACCTGGAACCCGTCCCTCGTAATATCCGTCATAAAGATTGCGCTGGGGTAATGCGTATTCATAACAATCCTCGTATATGGATCGCCATTGATCCTTGCGAGCTTGGGCTTTCGCCTCACGCTCCATCAGATCCTTAACATTAAGTCTAGGCATTTTGTTTCGCCTTCAATCGTTTGCTCATTGCGGCAGACTTGGCCCTGGCATCGGCTTTTGAAGATGCGCCCCATGCTTGGAGAGACAATAGCAGTCTAGTGGGTCTGCCTTTTGAATCGCGCTCTGGACCAGGATTACCAGCCATCCTTGCAAGAAAGCTGGCTCTCCTGGGATTGTCACCAGATTTGACTGGCGGCTTGAGATCACCTCCTTGCTTGCGCTCGAAAAACTTACGGCCAGCCTCGTTGAGACCACCCTTGGGATTTTGATAACGCTTGGCGACCATTACATTCCGATCCGAACGTCTGCGGTTCCGCTTGTATACTCGCCAGTCTTAAATCCCGCTCGATAGATTACCGTTGGACCAGGATCAAATCCATAGGTCTCAATGTTGGACGTAAATGTCTCGACATCACGCCAGGTCGATCCTCGGTCCAGGCTGCGCTGAACAGTGATCGTACCAACCCAAGTCCCTTGAATTGAGAAATTAAATTCTTTTTCGGTATAAAGCCCATCACAAAACGTATTCTGTGCGCTGAGTGACGCTTCAACCAGGCCAGTGTCTCGATCCAAAATTGCCATGCAAACTCCTATTTACGCTTTTCAGCTTTTTCAATTTTCTGCAAAGTCCCATAAACATAGGCTTGCTTACGCTCGCCTTTGAGACCTAAACGCTCCGCGCTCAACATCAGTTTCTTTTTAATTTTCTTGGGCATGATTCCTCCAAAAAAAAATGCGGCGACCTGGATTTGGGGGCGGGGACGAGGAGCGAAGTTACCCCCTGGGGATCAAGGATACGCCAGGCCGCCGCAAGTTATCCTCCTGCGCCTAGTGTTGCGCGTCTTTCTTCCATTTGGCTTTGAACCCTCGTGGGCGATAACAGCATTCGCAAGCCGCCGGTTCGACGCGCTCGCTTACGCGCTGCGATTTGTTCTTGCAATTCCCTTTCTGCCGCCTCTGCCCTGGCCTCAGCTCGCTCTTGAGCTTCGATCATCTTGGGATCTGGCTTCGGTGCTTTAGGACGCTTGAATAATCCGCTCATTCTTTAATCCTTGTCATTAGATAATAATCGGCCCCTTCAGGACCAAACCTACGCATCACAGATTCTACCTTGAATCTTAACCGCTTTGCGAAATTAAATGCTATCTCATTTTCGCATCTTACCGTAATCTGCAATCGCATCAAATCAAATTCTGTAAAAATACTGTCCAGAATGTGGCGAGCGCCGCGCAACACAGATATCGCATTGTTCTCTATGCCTTCGCCTGGAATGAGCCATGCTTCAAAATTGGTAGGCCAGAGTGGTCGGACGCCGAATACCGCTATCGGTCTACTGTATGACATAGCGGTCCATGAGAATCCTGGTACGGCATTCTCGCCAACGTATTCGTAATAATCGGGAATTGTCTCGACGTATTCTTTCTCGAACGGCTTTAGCTCCAGAGATAGCAAGTGATGTTGCGAAAACGGCACGATCACCAAATTGTTTGCCAGCCGCAAAGTCGGGAGCTGGATCATCAGAAGATACTGAAATCAGTGTTGGCCGTATAAGTCCCGCCAGAGGATTGATAAGTGCCACGGCGCAAGCGCCGCTGTTCGCCGCCACCCAGCATGAGATATCCGAATGCGTCCCCAACGTGCGAGTGATCGTTTTTGACCGGCGTATCCTTGAATCGTTCCTGACCCGCGCCAAGACTTTGCCGCTTGAAGAAGTACCCACCCGACAAACTCTTACGCAGCCGCAGGCATTTTTTGTCGACCAGTAAAGCAGGCTTGCCTGATATCAATCGACTCATCGGCGCAGCGCCAGCCTCCCTACGCACCTGGAAAGCATTGCTGTCAGTCGGCTGCGCTTTGAAGCCTATTGATCTTAGGTGATCAAAGGCTGTCACCTCATAGATCTCATCCCGCTTGTTACCCGCCGGATCGCCCCAGATCAGAATCTCG